AATACCACCTAAAAATCCACCAGCGGATACTGTGGCAATAGCAGCATTATTGGCAAATATTCTGTATTGAGCTTTAGCACGAATTAACACAGAGGCAAAGTTACCACTTGCTCTATAGGCTTGTACTGTTGAAATAGCTTTATACTGGATAGTTCTGGATAAGTTAGACAAATCAGAGTCATCAATACGCATTGTACCAGCAATGGTACGAACACCATCAGCAGCTAAATATACTAAGTCACCCCCAATTTCTTGAATGGTATCTGCTGATACACAACCAATACCTGTAGATACAGGAACTAAAGCCCAGTCAGTAGAATTATTACCTACTAACTTGCTGATGTAAGTATCGCCAAAAATGTATAATTCATCTCTCCAGACAGCCATACCACCAGATATGTTAAATCCTACATTTATCTGTCCAGCACCGTCTAAAGCACTATAATTAGCAACGTCTGTAGGTGCAGAGAAAGTCAGTGTATTGCTATTGACAGCCGCAAGAAACATATGACGCTTAAATGAACAGGCAAAGTTCTGAGCTAAAGGAGCATTAGACAGCTTAGTGTACGTACCTGCGGAGTCATATGTAGCTGGATAATTCACTCCATCACAGAAAATGATAGAAGGACGTACATAGTTATATCTATACGCTCTATTTTTACCTGCACCTGGGCGAGTATTTGCTCCAGAAATCTTAGTCCATGTAGTGCCAGTACCATAGAACACATCTTGTCCTTGCATGGCTACTACACCATCATTAAATACAAATGTGCCTAGTATCTGCCCTGTATTGGGCAATGGAGTGCTAGAGTACATCTTATTGCCTGATATGCGTCTATACCCACCTTTAATAGCAGGTTCAAAGTTACTACCGTATATTAGAGAACCAGGACGCCTAGAACCTTGCTCAAGAGGACCTTCATTTTGAATAATTCCTCCCTCAAGGGCTATGTTCTGAGTTTTCCATTTATCTTGTGTTTGATTAGCCATTACCAGACCCTAGTAGGACCTGTTAGAGGTAAAGCTCTAGGTACATAAGGGGACTTGATATAAGGGTCCTGTGGCACAATTTGACGAGCCATTTCAGCCATGGACTCTTTAAATTTGCCTTCCCATTTAGTAGCGGAGTCAATGTTTTCACGAAACATCATGGCATACATCATGCCACCGTTTACTAACACATTTTGAAATTGATCTGGAATAACACACACATCGCTGTAGTTTACCATGGCTGTTGGAATGGTCCAAGCTTCATAGTTAATGACGTAGGATTGATCTGGAAATGGAGAAATTAAACAACCATTGCCAGTTAAATCCTGAACAATAATTCTTGGTTGTGACCATAATGAACTGTCTGCATTAACGTCATCAGCATACTGTTGCTGCATGTATTCGTTATAATCCCTGTGTAATAAAGGCTTTTGATACACAGGTGTAGACTTGGTTAAATCTTGCTTTAAATAAAAAGTATCCCAATCAGTGGGATTTAGACTTCCAGATAAAGAGTAACTGTTAGTTCCAGAAACAACAGTAATAGTGTGTGTGCCATGTAAGAATGGCATCTTTGAATACTTACGACAAATATCAAGCATAGAAGCATTAATGGCTTCTTTAGCTTGTGCATAAAATCCGCCAGGATTAGAGAACGTACTAGAATTTAAAGGCACTTCGTTAAGTCGTGCCAATAAAATATTAGTCAATTCTAAAAAAGTAGCCAAAGGGTGTTCCTTAGTAAAAAGGCCGTGACCGGAGGCAATCCAATCACGGCCTAATTGTTATACGCAGATACTAGGTTGCGTATTAATTTACAGTTGTTACCACGTTGTTGAGGTCCACGTTAAATAGAATAACGCGACCAGCAGCGTTTACTGTACCAGTGGATACTGTCAGACGTGCCGTAGTAGTTGCAGAGCTTGTTACGAGGGACTGAGTAGTACCAAAGAACAAGCCAACAGCGGTTACGGCGGCAGAAGCAAGCAGCACAGTGCTTGGTGCTACAGTAGACAGAGCCAATGCACCACTGTTTGCAGCAGTGTCAGCAGTTGTAATTTCCCACCCACCACGCAATACCAAAGTATTAGCAGGAATGGTAATTAAATCAACTGTATCGGATGTTACCGCAGCAGAGAGAGTTGTGCCTGATGCACCAGTAGCAAAGCTAAAAGGCTTGTCTACCGTATACCCCATACGCTGGGGTAAATCAGCAAAACGTGGCGGAGCAGGAGTAGTAAGAATAATGCTATAAGCAGTCATTTCAATACTCCTTAGTTAAACTTTGCCACCAGTGCTGACACATCCAAAGTAATAACGCCAACACGATAAATGCCGTTGCCATAAGTTGTGGAGAAGTTAGCACGGACAGTAGTACCACCTGGAGTATTACCAAACGAAGTACCATAAATACCCGATGCGAATGCCGAGGTAGAGTTAGTACCAGTTGGAACAATGCCACCAGTGGTAGTTACAGAACCCATTGTGTAACCAGCAGCAGAGATACCAGCAGTATTAACAAGGGCAGTTGCAGGAGCAACTAAACCTACGTAGATGTTACCAGAAGTCGAAGATGCCTGCATGACTTGAATAAAGCCACGATCCACAAGAGTTTCAGGTGCAAGTGCGATAAGGTCAAGAGTATCAGAAGCCGTAGCAATACCACCCGGAAGAGTGGTACCGCTAAAGTCCATAACCTTGTCATTAACGCGCATGACGTTAGTATCAGAGGCGGATTCTAACTGCCCTGCAAACAGGGTAGTAGCTGTATTGATTGCAATAGTATAGTTAGCCATTGTAGTTATCTTTCCTTTCTATTAGCCGCGCTGCCAATAGACACGAGCCAGAGCTTCAGAACGGAGAGCCTTACGACCATACAGATGCAAACCACGAACCACGTCAGCAAAGCTGTCAGGGTCACGATACGTTTCTGTCTTTGCAATCTGGCTTACTGTGGCAACTGCTGACATATGACCAGCAAGAATTGTACCATAGTTGCTTGCACCAGTTGCATCCGCACCTGTACCACCACTGAATAACGAGTTAGACAGATAGCAGTCAAATCCACGAATCTTACCTTCAATAACGCGACCATTATACATGCCTGGACGCATTGGAGAAGTGGAGTCACCAGTCTGGTTGACCTGCATCAAACGAGACTCTTCAGCCTGCATCTGTTCCCAGAAGAACGGTTCTGCAACTACCCAGCGACCATCCGTAGGCACGTTAGCTTCGTCAAACTTACGATTTAAACGAGCAAGGATGTTCAGAGGAGAGAAACCACCAGCAGGTGGGTTAACGCGAACCACGGCAGGAACCGCAGTTGTACCAATCGTAATATTTACGTTGCTACGAATGTAGTCAAGCACTTCAGCATCAAACGCATCCTTCAACTTGAAGGCAGCACGTTCAGTTGCCAAAGATTCCCAGTTTACATGGGACTGCTTGGCTTCAATGTCGTCAACCTTAAACGCAAACTTATTTGCATGGTCAACAGTTAAAGTAATGTCCGAGTCGATCAAGTCACTTGGAGTGACTGCCTGACCACGAACATAAGGCGAAACCGTAATATCCGGTTCCAGAATGATACGAACGCTGTCACCATAATTGGCAATTTCGCCAGAATAGTCAGTGTTAGTAATTGCCTCGACAACCGAGACACGACGAAACTTCTTCAGAACTTTCTGAGAGTAGATGGTAGGTGAAAAAATGCCGTTCCTAGTAGCCCATTAATAAAATTAAATAATTTTACTATGGTGTCCAAGCTCTTTATCTTGGCTCCTCTATATTTCTATAGAGAGTAGACTATATCATCATCTTTCGATGTTGGGCGCTCGTGTCAGGATTATTCTTTCGTCACCTGTTAGTCGTTGAACCTTCTAAGACCCTGTGGTTTCCCTTACGTTCTTAGCTTGGCTGCTGATTGTCTTCACCTTTACGTGGTCAGATTTTCCAGCAATTCACCCAATTTTTATTGCCCTAACGGAGGCGAGAAGGCAAATTTCCATAACCGCTTGCAGTGGCAAATGCCATTTTTAAGGCTACCGGTAAGCG